AACGATCCAAACTCAGCGAACAATTTAGGTGCTTCTTTTGAGATATACATTGGAACAACTAAAACTGGCAGCTTTATTTTACAAGTTGCTAATGCTAGTGATACAATGACTGGTAATGCAATTCTTGTTGACACGGATTCAAGTGACAATACGGAAGGTTTTATGACTGCAGCTGCTTCAGATACTATTACCTTAAATGGTACTACAACTGGAGGACTAGCTGGATCAATCATAACTTGCAAAGCGATTGGTGCTAACAGATGGGGCGTTCAAGTTACATCTG